TAGATTATTTGAAGGAGGTTGGTGGGGAATTTGATGCTTTATTTTTCTTGCCAATGGAAGAAGAAGATAGTATCAACATTATGACTAACAAATATAAAAATCCAGGACAACCAATAAAAGGAAACATAATTGGCGATTGGTGGCACATTTTGTTGTTTAAATGCAACGAAGAAAATGGCCAAGTCGAGGACCTTGATATCTTTGATGCCATATTTGCCGATCCTAGGGAATACATATCCGGACTGATTCCGCAAGGTTGGTATGGTTTAATTGCAAAGAAAACCACAACCTCCCACAATTTTTTAGATGATGCTATTGACAAATTCAAGTCAATGATGTAAAATATGGATATCTAAACTGAAAGTACATTATGATTCTTGTTGACCTTAACCAGGTATTGTTAGCCGGACTTATGGCACAAATTGCCAGTCAAAAAGGTGTTAAATTAGAAGAAGGCCTTATCAGACACATGGTCCTGAATATACTCAGGACTCACCTAAAGAACTTCCGAGAAGAATATGGTGAAGTTGTACTGTGTGCTGACAACCGTAAATACTGGCGCAAGGAATTCTTTCCTTTCTACAAAGCCGGCCGTAAAAAAACCAGAGAGAAGTCTGAACTCGACTGGCATTTAATCTTTGATATGCTTTCCAAGTTTAAGCAAGAGCTCAGAGATAATTTCCCATACAAAGTCATTGATGTTGAGGGTGCAGAGGCTGATGATATCATCGGTACACTTGTACCACGACATATCATGCATGAAAACATACTAATCATTTCAAGTGATGGTGATTTCTTGCAATTACAGATGTATAACGGCCGAAGTGAGTATACCGTTAAACAATATAATCCTGCACAGAAGAAATTTCTCATTTCTAAGAATCCACTTGATGAATTGAAAGAAAAAATCATTCATGGTGATAAAGGTGATGGTATTCCAAACATTATTTCACCGAGTGACACATTTGTACGTGAGATTCGTCAGAAAGTTATGACAGAAGCCAAACTTACAAAATTCATGGGTCAAGACTATAGTGAATATGATGATGAAAATGCACGTATCGGTTTTTCACGTAACCAGACGTTGATTGACCTAAGAAATATACCAGGTGATATACAGACTAAAATTATAAATACTTATGAAGAAACCAAACCAGCACCTAAAGGTAAGATACTGGATTATTTAATTACAAACAAACTGAAAAGTTTAATAGATGTTATTGGGGAATTTTAATGAAATCGCTATATGAAGTTTTTGATGAATTTGAACTGGCTAAGAATAAAAAAGAAAGAATGGATGTAATTTCTAAAAATCTTTCACAGTCATTGGTTGATGTATTGAAATTGGCTTATCATCCAGACATTCAATGGAAAATTAAAGAACTGCCAGAAAATTATCGTATACCAACAGATATGTTACCTGGTATTACACATGATAATATTAATGGACAAATACGTAGAATGTATATGTTCAGAGTTGGTGATCCAACCGCAGAAAAATTAAATGAACACCGTAGAAATGAATTACTAATTCAAATGTTAGAATCAATTGAACCACGGGAAGCAGAAGTTATATTGGGTATCTTCCAAAAAGATTTGGGAGTAAAAGGGTTAGACTATAAATTTGTAAAAGAGGCATTTCCAGACATGTTGCCATGACGAAAAAAGAAAACATCATTGTCTTATCAGGTGAATTCGATTACATAACTTATAATGATTTTAAATTATTAAAAACTTGCAAATCCAAATGTGATTGGCTTGTTGTAGGAGTTCATTCTGACTCCTACATGGAGTTATGTCGAAAAAAAACTAAAAATACATTCGAACAAAGAAAAGAATTTGTGGAGAGTATTTCTCATGTTGATGAGGTGTTTACTTTTAATGATTTTGATGGAACCTGCTGTAATTTACTAAAACTTATAAAACTATGTTATCCCGCATCCAATATAATCTATGTTTCAGAAACAAACGTAGAGGATATGCCAGAAGCTCGTATTCGTGGCATCACATTCACAACATTTGAAATTATTAATCAAGGAGTTTAATTAAAGTGTCTAAATTTTCTGGAAAGTTTCGCAACCAGCGAGACTATGATGATGAGAAGTATTTCCAAGAGGAAAACAGAAACAAAAAACGTCAGAAGCAACAACGAAAACAAAAGTACTACGATGAGTATGAGTCTTTTGAATCCAATCAAAGATATAACAAATCCCAAAAAATTAATTACTGATGTTGTAAATTAACAACACTACTATTGACACTCTTTGATGGATGGTGTATAATACAACCATTGTTTAGGAGATTTTTATGATGATATATGTTCGAATCGCAAAGTCCAAGAAAAAACTAGGACCAAAAGCTGTGCGTGAACAATACGATGCGTGGTTGAAATCACACCAAACATCGAAACCCATCAAATCCACAAGCAATCAACTAACATATAAACTGTCGGCACCTGCCGGTCGTGAAACTGTGCATTATCCGTCATTAAATACAGGTAACGGTGTCGCTACTAAAGCAGCACCGAAGGTTTACACTGGCACAAAAGTGATGGGAATAGCAACAATGCACAAATCAAACGCTGTTCCTGTGTTTAACAGTCAGGAAGCTGTAGAAATTTCAAAAATGAGGCGCTAAAATGAGTAAGAAAATGAGTTTTGTTGTAAAATTACAACGTCCTGTGTGTCGTACACCAATCAAGCCTGTACAAGCACATAAGAATGTCGTAAAATACAGTCGTAAAGATGAGAAAAAGACAATTTTGTCGCAAATTGCTGTTGTAGGAGACTAAAATGTCGCAAAACACTGAGCTAAAACAAGAACCGCAAGATCCTATTGACTGGAAATTGCTAGATGAAGTTGTCCGTAAGTGGGCAGTACTATCAGGACATGAAGATGACCAAGATTGGTACAGGAAAATGAAGGAATATTATGAGTAAGAGATATATTATTGATTTGCAAGAAGCGAATGACGGCACCGGCGATGCAATCTTACAATTTCCTGATGAATTGCTTGCTGAAACAGGCTGGAAAGAAGGCACTGTGTTAAATATGAGAGTTGAAGAAACTCCAAGAGGCAATGTTATTATTATGACTGAGAAAAAATAATGGAATTACTTGAATCAAAATCACTTTTAGCTAAATTGATGGCAACCGAGAACCTTGTTGTTGAACAACGTCCGGTACCAACAGCATCTTTTGACGTTAAGAATCGGATTTTGACACTTCCGGTACTAGACAAAAATATCTCTAGTGCTCTTTATGACCTTTTTACAGGACATGAAGTTGGTCATGCTCTCTATACGCCTATGGATGGTATGTTGAAAGCAAGAGATGAAAAGGTTATCAGAGATGTATCTAATGTGGTTGAAGATTCCCGTATTGAACGCAAAATCAAATACAAATATCCAGGCCTTAAAAATTCATTCGTCAAAGCTTATGGTGAGCTTATGAGTAGAGATTTCTTTGGTATCAAAGGAACAGATATCAACAAGATGAATTTTCTTGACCGCATTAACCTGCACTGCAAAGGCGGCGCAGCATTACGTATTGAATTCAATGATGAAGAACGTGGTTTGCTTAATGAAGTTGAAACCACCGAAACCTATGATGATGTTATTGATGTATCGAAGAAAATTATCAAATACATGAAACGCAGATTAGAAGAAGAAGAACAAAAGCGTGCTAAAGCTAAAGCTGAAAACAATGATGATGGTGAAGATGAAGATGAATCAGAATATGAAGAAGTTGATTTTGATGACCAAGGCAATTCAAAAGAACAAACTTTTGAAGATGGTGAAGATGTAGGAGAACAAGAGGTTGAATCTAACAAACAATCTGATAGTGATGAATTTGATTCTGTAGAAGAAGATAAGAAAGTAAGTCTAGAAGACCAGATTCGTTCTTTTACTGATGCGGCTTATAAAGAAAATGAAAAACAACTATTTGATAATAGACTGAGTAATATTATATACGCAAATATTCCATATTTTAATCCAACAAATTTTCAAAGTTAACGTTACTTTAAACCACTTTTTGTTTCGGTTATTTTCTGTGGGTCTGACCACTTAAGAACAGAATTGTTTCGCTGAGCTTCAATAGAACCCAAACTGTTCATAGAAAACACAGTAAAGGCCGGTAAACCTTTGTAGTGACTTTGAAATTTGCGTTTACATTTGTAGAAGGTCTTATGTTGTTAATCAGAGGTTGGTAAACATTAAAAACTTGTTAACAACAATTTACAGACTTTAACTGAGAAATCAGTCGTATTTGCGTTGCTCTCTCCAACATAGAGGGGAGGGGTGAAGTGTGTGTAGAATAATTTTGTCTCTTTTTATTGCAACCTGCAGCAGTGGCTAGGGAATTAATGGGAAACAAAATTGTTTTCTTCTCCCCCCTTCTTCCTCATTTGCCTAGATGAAGATACTTCATCGAGTCACGTAGGAGGTATGTTATTTCTGGTGTAATTATGTCAGCTGCATCAGAAATGTTTTGCGTTCGAAATTGTCTAAAATAAATCAGAATTGACAAAATTAATTGTTTTCAGATTATTTTTTCAAACTACTATGAACTTCATGCGTTCTCCACAGTGCAGTTTCTTCAGTTCACGTCTCTTTGTTT